CTGCCCAACACCGAGGAAGACTCGAGTGTATTCGGGAAATGGTTGTCAAGCATTTCTCTTAGAATACGATCGAGCCATCGCACGGTCTCCCAATAACCACTCAAGTAGAGTTGGTTTCGGAGAGAAACGAGCGATTCTACCTCGGTAACGTCCTGCCGTTGGGTAGGGAACGCTTGCCGGACACGAACGAGACTTACGTCGTGCCCATTAAAGTACTCCTTACCGCAAGACTCTCTGAACCTTCCGGTCCAGAAAGACTTGCCCATACCAACTCGAGCACCGAAATGCTCGAGAGTCTGGACAACGGTATGCACATGGTCTATAGGAACGATTAGATCGTCCCCATAGATACGCACCGATCCGGCGTAACGAAACAAGTCACGCCGGCAAAGTGACGTATTAAGCGATCTTTGAATTCCAAGAAAGATCAATGTCGTAAAGACCATTGCTTCCATAGGAAAGCAAAGTGCTGAACCCATAGACGCGAACTTCGCTAGGCGGATCACTCCGCCCACGGAGCCATCACTGGCCCCTGGAAGTTCCGCCCGTCTCGACCTGGTTGCATCAACAGCCGCTGACATATGCGGATGCCGATACATCAGTGATCGGACGAGCTGATTGGAGACTCGATCGGAAGCATCACTAAGGTCTAGTGTTGCAGTTCGTTGATCAAACGAACCTTGACGAGCAAGTTCCTGGTTAGGAACCTGGTCATCAAATCCGATAATTTTGGGAAGGAAGTCATCTTCCCCAAAATGCTCGAGAAAACTGCACAGAATCGCCTGCTGCATATACTGCATACAGGTCGGTTCCATAGCAATTACTCGAGGAGTCTTCAGCGTTTTAGGTACTAAGGTGACCTTGACAGGCACCTCAGCACCGGGTTCGAGGAAGTCAACTCCTTCTAACTGGCTAAAGTAACTCCAGTTAGGAAGAAGGTACTCTCCGGCGGGTAGCACCGCCTCGAGTCGATCAGTCCAGACAGCCTGGTTATACTTACCGTTCCCGGTAAGGCCATCAGCTGTTGATCCTGGGCCGTGCTTAGGGATGAGTCGATTATAGTAGACATCTCTGTCCACCTTATCGAAAACATCCTGAAAAAGCATAGTAGCCATACGTTTGAACTCAGCGAAGTCACTACTGCTGAGTTCTTGGTCTACTATTCGGACTTCCTGCTCACACTCGACATAGTTATGTATTGCAGCGCGCTGCCTTGCTGGGGAGCAAGGGAGCTGAATCTTGCCAAACATCAACGTGAGTTGACGAATGGCTCGAACGCTGTCAATACACGGCTCGTCGAGTAATACGCCACTATCCTTATCGAACACACGAGCGAAGAAACCTCCCATTATGAGGGGGAGACTTCCCCTTCGTCCTGAAGAGAACGAAGGGTGGATGCTCACACATCCTTGGTCAAGCCAACTCTCGAAGGCTTTTCCAAGTGATGGTAGGGTTATCGTAAGGAACGATAGCCCCTCATGTTCGAACCGACTCGCGACGGTTTTAATATCGCGAGTGGCGCTAGTGCAACATTGATTAGCGGATTCCTCCGCTAATCGGGACCAGAGTGACATCAGGCTTTTCAACAGCCCTCCTAGATAGGGGGATACTGTTCCATAGCCCACGTCACTGACGTCTAAGACCACGGGGTAGAAGCATTACCAACTACCCTCGCAGTCTAAGATACCACGGAGAGCCTCTATCACTAGAGGCTGCCTAGTGCGCTGTACTGACTCCGCCGTCAGCTCAATGTATGAGCTGCTGAAAGAGTTCAGTATCAACAAGCACATTGATGCTTTTGTGGAGAACATCGAACAACACGAAGCAAAGGAGCAGCGTTTTATAGCTGATCCTAAGCTGAATGTTTAATTCATTGAACTCCACATCATCACGGCGAGGAACCGCGCCTCGAGCTTCCACCCCCTCTTCCGAAGGGGTAGAAGCCGAATTGCGCTGGTCCTCCTCGCTACGACTCACCACCAAGAACTTTGGAGATGAGCGCATCCGTGCTCGCCGTATACAGGGTCTTGAAACCTGTGTACACAGCGAGGAGCTCGGTGTTCGAGTACCCAGCGGGCGGAACGTCGAAGACGACATACTGTGCCGTCGAGACCTTCACGTTTTCGCTGGGCTTGAACGGATCCGAGGTCAGCTTGGAATGGTCGATCCTCAAGAGCCGGCGAGTCCTGCCACCCTTCGCGGGGGCATGGCTCACTGACAACTTGATCAGTCCATCAGCCGATGTGTAGGCTGACTCGTCTCCCTCCGCAAAAGTTCGCGGAAGGGGAGTTGTCGTCCCACTAATCGTGATGGACTGGGGATCGTTCAGTGACATAGGCATCACTCCTAGGGCTCAGGTCTTGAGCCCCTTTGGCGTTTGACGTAATTGCAACACCTACGACTACGCCCGAGACATACCGAGCGCGGCCATAATCGCCTTCTGGGTGGAACTCAATCCACCCAGGGTGAGGCCGAAACCGAAAGGCGTTGCCTTCCGCCGGATCTTGGTCTCAGTGACCAATTTCACGACGAGAGGATGGACGTCCGACGTTTTAAAGCCGGTAGGCCCGCTGAAGGAATAGGAATCTGAAACAATGGAATGTTCCATGATATACCCATACTTCAGCACAAGACCATTGCTGGCCATTTGTTGGACGTTGTGTATAACATCGCCAACATTGGAGAACCAGTCAACAGCCCAGCTCCAAGGAGTCAAGTTCCAAAGCACTTCTGGTGTAACGGACAAGCCAAGCAATTGGTTTGCTCGTCTTGCTTGCCCCACCAAACCTTCCCCGTAGTTAGGGAGATGGTAGGTGAAGGCACCCGAGAACCATTGGCGCTTTGTTATCTCGCGTATGCGAGTAACTCGACCCTTGAACCGTACATCAGTGTATAGGCTGCTTCGATCGGATCCTGCGACCTTAGTCGCATTGACCCCATCGAGAACAACTGTTTCACTGATGGATTCGGTAGGTGGAAAATTATACCTACGCCTCACAACCTTGCCTGAATCCCGCATCGCCTGTTCCATCAGGCGATCGGCCGATACGATACCAAATGCGGTATCGGAAATATCGGAGACAAGGGGCTTCCAGCCGAACTGAACATTGAGATACTCGTCGCCCGCGTTCTTGTACAGATCGCGAGCGGTTCGAGCTCTCTCCTGCCACTTAGACGCCCCTAACATACGGGGTAAGCCTTCGTGGTAGAGCTCAGAGAGGCTGGTCGCAAGTGAAGCGACTTGGTTGGTGGGAGCACACCTGGCAATAGCGGTCGTCCCCAAAGCTACGAGTTCCGATTCACTGGAACGCGCAGACGGAGGGAACGGCATATTGGCAGGTGTAGTGGGAAGCATGACAGCATAGTAGCTGTCGCGCTCAAGTTGGAAACCTCCATTGAGGTACCAACCTGAACTAATCCACTGTCGTTTCGGGTTATTCACCGGATA